CAGAACGCCCGCAGGAAACGCGCCGCCGCCCGCACCTCGCAGCGCTGGTAGGACGGCAAAGAAAACAATGCCGCCGAAATACAATGCCAGGTAATTAATCGGCAGGATAGTTAATCGGCAGGGATAATGAATCTCACTCATTGCGCATTAGGAATGCTTAAAGCGCGGGAATGCTTAAGGAATGCTTAGGCAGGAATGCTTAATGCGAAAAGAAATCGCGCGTTTTTATTTATTTAATGCGTAGAACATCGCCACACCTTGTCATTTCTCTGCCTTAAGTTATTTCGAATTGCATTCTTAGGGTTCGAAGAGTGGTGTTGTTGCAGGTCAGAGCGTTGTCCACCGTGACGGCGTGATGCGTTATCGCTGTGCAAGTCTGACTGTCGGCAGCATGCGCTAGCGTCCCCGCATGGCGATGGCGTTGAAACCGTGCGGCACGTGGGCTGCCTATAAGCGCCACCTGAAGGCCGGGGAGCACCCCTGTAAGGCGTGCAGCGAAGCTAGCCGATCACGCGGCAGGGCGGCGTACGTGCCTGTGCCGTCCCGGCCTGTTAAGCCACGGCTGACGCTGACCTGCGACTACTGCGACGGGCCGTTTGAGAGCAAGAGCCCAGAGCAGCGGTTCTGCTCAACGACCTGCTCGAATCGGTCACATGGCACCCCGCTTGATCGGCTGACCTGCGTCGACTGCGGCAGCCAGTTCCGGCCCTACCGCGCTGGCGACAGGCGGCGGCGGTGCCCGGGATGCCAGTCACAGCCCCGGTCGGCTCAGCCGGCGATCGCAGGCAAGTGCCGCATCTACCCGGGTCGCGTTTGTATCGGCTGCGCCCGTGCGTTCACGGGATGGCGAGCGAACGGGCGGCTCTGCCGGGACTGCATAGGCGGGCTCACGGTGAGCCAGAAGGTTATGGCGCGCTATTACGCGGATGAAGCCTTCCGTGCCCGGGTCTTGTCGGACGCGCATAACCGGCGCGCTGACCGGCTCGGGCTCACTGAGATCAGGACGCCGAGGGATCTGGTCACGTACCTGGTCGAGCGAGACGGCGGTCGCTGCCAGATCACGGCGTGCCTGCTCGCTGACCGGCGCGTGCTGCTTGAGCGCGGCCCGGCTATGGCGAGCGTTGACCACATCGTGCCGCTCAGCAAGGGAGGCGAGCATACGGTGGATAACCTGCAGCTTGCTCACTTCCGCTGCAATCTGAGCAAGGGGAATCGCCTGGATGCCGCCGTCGGCGCGTAAGCAGGATGAGGTCCGCGCCCGGCGGGCCGAGGTGCTCAGGCTGCGTGCCGAAGGCGTCCCCTATGAGGAGATCGCCGAGCAGGTCGGCCTGCCCGGCTACGCCGCTGCGGTCACTGATGCGTCGCGGGCGCTGCGTGACCGCAAGGTGATACTGGACAAGCAGGCCGAGCTATTCGTGGCGCTGGAGTGCGAGCGCCTGGACGGCCTTGAGCGGAAGTACCAGCGGGCGCTCGCGCGGGCCGATGCCGCCGAGGACCACAAGTCGCTGGCGCAGGTCGGCCGGGCGCTGGTGGCCCTGTGGGAACGGCGGGCGCGGCTGCTCGGCCTCGACAGCGTGCGGCAGCGCAGCGAACCGGTAAGGACCGATGACAGCCTTGACGAGGTCGCCCGCAAGCGCACCGAGCGGCGGAGGCGTTTCGCCGCAGGGTGACCAGCGGCCCCGGCTGTGGTCGTTCCCGCCGGGCGGCGTGTCGTCGGCCGCGCAGGAGTTCACCGAGCTGGCCGCGCTGTGCGGGCTGATCCTGGACCCGTGGCAGCGGTGGGTGCTGGAGCACATGCTCGCCGAGGGCGCGGACGGGCTGTGGCTGTGCTACGAGATCCTGCTGATCGTCGCCCGGCAGAACGGAAAAGGAAGTTGCCTTGAGGCCCGCGAGCTGGGCGGCCTGTTCCTGCTGCACGAGCCGCTGATCTTCCACACGGCGCACCGGTTCGACACGTCGGTGCGGGCGTTCCGGCGGCTGCGTGACCTCATCGAGGACGTGCCCGATCTTGATCGCCGGGTGCGGGCATACCCGCAGTCGCACGGCAGCGAGGGCATCGAGCTGCTGCCGATCCCGACGCTGATCATGGGCAGCGACGGGAAGATGGTGCGCCGGTCGGTGGCGCCGGAACTGAAGTACAAGACGCGGAGCCAGACCAGCGGCCGTGGCTTCGACAAGGTCACCTTGCTCGTCTATGACGAGGCGATGTTCCTCGACGCCGATGATGTGGGCGCGTCGCTGCCGTCGCAGGGCGTGTCCGCGAACCCGCAGGTCATCTACACGGCCAGCGCCGGGCTGGAAGTGTCGACGCAGCTCGCGCTGATGCGGCGCCGGCTGCTCGCCGCGTGGGACGACGACGAGGAGACCTACCATCCGGAGCGCGCCGACCCGGACATGTTCGGCGCCGAATGGTCGATCCGGCCGCATCACGAGCGCTGCGAGCCGGGCTGCCGCAAGCATGACGACCCGTACACCATCCGTTCCTACGCCAGGGCGAACCCGGGGCTGGGGATGCCGCGGCCGGGCGGCGGGCCGCTGAGCGTGCGGAAGATCGAGCGGTACCGGTCGGGCATGTCGGCGGTGCAGTTCGCGCGGGAGATCCTGTCGGTCGGCACCTATCCGGCGCCCGCGGACGGGTGGGCGGTGATCGGGCGGAAGCTGTGGACCTCGACGATGACGGCTGACCTGGACCGGCCGGCGTTCCCGGCGTTCGCGGTCGACATGCCGAACGACCGGTCGATGACCTCGATCGCCGTCGCCGGGTCGCGCGCCGATCAACGGCTGCAGGTCGAGGTCACCGATCACAAGCCGACCGGCGCGTGGGTGATCCCGCGGTGCGTGCAGCTGGCGCGGCAGCACAAGCCGTGCGCGTTCGTCATCGACAAGCGCTCGGCGGCCGGGTCGCTGATCGAGCCGCTGGAGCAGCGCGGCCTGGTGATCACCCAGCCGCAGGCCGCCGACATCGCGCATGCGTGCGGCGACTTCTACGACATGGCCCGCGACGACCTGCTGCGGCACCCGCAGCATGACGGGCTCGACGGCGCGGTCGCGGGTGCGGTGTGGCGGAAGCTGGGCGACGCGCGGGCCTATGACCGGGCGAACCTGGCGGTCGACATCAGCCCGCTGGTCGCGGTGACGCTGGCGGCGTGGGGGCACAAGACGTTCGGCCCGGCCGGCGACTACGACGCCGGCGATTCGGTGCTGTTCAACCCGGCCGAGATCATCCGGCTGTACCGGATGGGCGTGTACGGCATGGCCGACATCGCGCGGCTGCGGGATTCGGGACTGCTCGGCGACCGCGAGCTCGATGCGCTGCGCGAGGCGGGCATAGCGGTGCCGGCCGGAATCTGACACGGAAGGGACGCCTGTGACGCTCGCTGAGCCGTTTTCAGAGCCTGGCGTAAGTGACGGCGCCTGGAAGGCCGCTAAAGGCAGCCGGTGGCTGGCTCAGGGCCGCCGGATGGCGCTTGACGGCTATCGCCAGGCGGTTAAAGGCTGCTCGCTGGCGCTGAATTACGCGGCCGGGATGCAGCGGGCCGTTCCCGCGGTCGCCGGAGCGGGCCTGATCTCAGCCGGGATCGGGCTGCGGTTCGGCGCCTGGGCCGGCCTGATCGTCGCCGGCGCGTTCTGCCTGCGGCTCGACAGCCGGCTGTAGCAATATCGCAGATCACTCGCCGATCAGTCATGTCGTACCATCCCGTTAGCCTTCGGGTTCAATGACCGCCGAGGCCGCCGCCCGAATGCGCCGCTGGCGCGCAGCTAATCCGGACAAAGTCGCTGCCGCTAACCAGCGCAATCGTGGCCGAGCTCGCCTAAACGCCCGGTCCTACCGGGCATCGAACCTCGACCGCGTCCGAGACAATGCGCGCCGGTCGTATCTGTGGAAGAACCACGGAATGCGCCTCGACGACTGGGCCGCCCTGTGGAACGCGCAGAACGGCCAGTGCTATCTCTGCGGCGAACCCCTGGGCACCCGATGGCAGGACGTTGCCATAGAACACGACCACCGATGCTGCCCGCTCCGTCACTCCTGCCGCGCCTGTCGCCGCGGCCTGGCATGCACGGGTTGCAACGTGGCCGTAGGCGGCGCTCAGGATGACCCTGACAGATTGCGCCGCATCGCCGCGAACTTGGAGTCTGCGCGGCATAGCGCGACAGATCGCATGCGCGATAAGCCCGCGCAGGACGCCCTGTTCTGACCCTGGTCCGCGCCCCACAGCCTGTAGCCGGACCTCGTCGCTAGGGAATGTGAGCAATGACCCCCGAGCAGATCATGCTTCCGCGCGAGTGCGGGCGATGCGGCAGCCCTGCGCTCGTCGTCTGGGGCACATCCTGGGCGCGCGATGAGTACGCCTGCGCCGAGCATGACCCGGTGCGCCAGCCGGGCTGGACGGCTTCTGCGATGCCGCCTGGCTTCCATTACCGGGTCAGGGGTTTCCCGCAGTCCGATCTGCTCCGCGACATGTACGCCCCCGCAGTCGCAGCGCTCGCCGGCATGAATCCGGGGCTGTAGCCCGTGGGCTACCTGTCCGGGCCGCGGCACGCGGACGCCTCGCCGCGCGAGCAGCGCCTGTTCGGCATCAACTCGCCCGTCGACCTGATCCCGGCGCGGCCGTTCCTGCGCTCCGGCCCCATCGTCACGACGGAGACGGCGAAACGGCACTCGGCGGTGTGGGCGTGCCTGCGGCTGCGCGCTGACCTCATGTCGACGATCCCGGTCGACGTGTACCGCCGGGTCGCCGGCATCCAGGTCGAGTGCCCGAAGCCGCCGGTGCTGCTCGCGCCGGGCGGCCCCGAGATCGACTGGTGCGAGTGGGTGTACTCCAGCCAGGTCGACCTGGATCAGGCGGGCAACACGATCGGGATCATCCGGGCGACGGACGGGTTCGGCCTGCCGGCGGTGGTGGAGCTGCAGCCGATCACGGCGTGCACCGTGCACATGAAGGACAACCGGATCGCCGACTACCGGATCAGCGGCGTGAAGTACCTGCCGGAGGTGATCTGGCATGAGCGGCAGTTCACCGCCTCGGGCCTGCACGTCGGCCTGTCCCCGGTCGCCTACGCCGCCTATTCGGTGGGGGAGTACCTGTCGATCCTGGATTTCGCGACCGACTGGTTCAGCGGCGGCGCGGTCCCGCGGTCACGGCTGAAGAACACGGCGAAGGTGCTCGACACGGTCGAGGCGATGAAGACCAAGGAAGCGTGGAAGGCCAGTATCGCCGCTGGTGAGCCATTTGTTCACGGTACAGATTGGGAATACGAGTTCATTCAGGCGCAAAGCGCATCAAATGACTGGATAGAGGCCAAGAAGTTCTCGATCACCGACATCGCGCGGTTCTTCGGCTGCCCCGCCGACGTGATCGACGGCACCCCCACCGGGTCCACCCATACGCTGACTTATGCGAACATTTCGCAGCGGAACCTGCAGTTCCTGACGATGAACCTGCAGCCGGCGATCACCCGCCGGGAGACGAAGATCAGCGCGAAGATGCTGCCGGCGCCCCGCTACCTGAAGCTGAACACCGACGCGCTGCTGCGCCTCGACCCGGAGACCCGCGCCCAGGTGATCGCCGAGCGGATCAGGTCACGGACCCTCACCCCGGACGAGGCCCGCGAGCTCGACAACCTGCCGCCCCTGACCGAGAAGCAGAAAGCCGACTTCGACCGGCTGTTCGGCGTCCCCGGCACGCCGGGCCTCGGGATCTGGGCGCCCGCCAAGCCGGACCCGAACGCCCCGGCCCTGCCGCCGGGTGACGGCCAGCCCGCCATCGGGCCGGTCAAGGAGCCGGCCGCGATCGAGCCGCCGAAATGACGCACGCGAGCACTGGAGGAGCACATGACGACCCCTGACCGCGTCGCGGCGCGCAGCGAGTACGCCGGCCAGCGCGCGGCGGCGCTTGGCGAGCGCACGGCCATGCCCGCGCTGTCCGAGCTGACCGAGGGCAGCGACCGGAAGGCCGACGCCGCGCGGTCGCTGAGCTTCGACGCGAACTGGCGGCACGCCCCGGTGCAGGTCGGCGGGAAGGAGCGCACCCAGCTCGACGGCTACGCCTCGGTCGTCGGCGTCGAGTACGAGATGTATGACATGTTCGGCCCGTTCGGGGAGACGATCGCGCCTGAGGCCTTCGACGAGACGCTGGCCGCTGACCCTGATGTGGCGTTCCTGGTCAACCACCGCGGCCTGACGATGGCCCGGACGGTGAACAAGACGCTGACGCTCGAGGCCGACCCCCGCGGCCTGCACTCGCTCGCCTACGTGAACCAGGAGCGCAGCGACGTGCACGACCTGGTCACCGCGATCGACGACGGCGAGATCACCGAGATGAGCTTCGCCTTCTGGCTCGAGGAAGGCGAATGGGACGAGGACTACGAGCATTTCACGATCACCAAGGTCAACATCGACCGCGGCGACGTGTCCGCCGTCAACTACGGCGCCAACCCCTACACGTCGATCGGCGCCCGGTCGACGGAGATCATGACGGACCTGATGCGGATGCCCGCCGGGGCGCAGCGCGCCGCCTACGCCCGCCTCGCCGCCCGGTTCGGCGAAGCGCATGTCGCCGCCGCCGCCGTGGTGGGCGGCCAGCCGGTACTCGCCGACCGTGATCCTGTCGCCGCCGCGGAAGATGGCCGCAGCGTCGGCTTCTACGAGGCGATGCTGAGCCTGTAGCATTCGCCTGAGCACGCACCCTGCCGCCGATCAGCGCGGCAGCCCCGGACCCGCCGTTCAGTGCGGGACGCGCGGGGAACGCACCGCCCCTGCGGGCGGCCCGCCGGTAAGCGCGGGCCTGCCGCCGCCGATCAGCGCGGAACACGCGAGGCAAGCCCAGCCATCGCCATGCCCGCGCCCGTCCCCCCGGCGCGCGGCCGTTCCGGAGGGTGCACTGCCGTGCCGATCCAGATAGATGACGTGATCACCAGCATCGAGGTCGAGCTCGAGGCCGCGATCAAGATGCGCGACAAGGCCGCCGCCGAGGTGAAGTACATCCTCAAGGCCGCCACCGACCAGGGCCGCCGCACCCTGTCCGCCGATGAGGACGGCCGGGTCAACGACCTCTTCACTGCCCGGGAGCGGGCCAAGAACGACATCGTCGGCATCGAGGCGAAGCTCCGCCAGGCCCGCCAGGCCAAGGCCGATGAGCTGGAGACCGCGGAGCTGCAGCGCGAGCAACACGACAGCGGCGCGCCCCGCCCGGCCACCGACCGCAGGGTCGCGTCCGTGTCGATCGGGCATGAGGAGCGGACCTACCGGGCCGACACCGACCGGAAGGGCGCCCAGTTCCTCCGCGACGTGTCCAGGGCGTTCCTGTTCAACGACGCCGAGTCGCAGATGCGGCTGTCCCGGCACATGGCGGAGGAGCGGGTCGAGCGCGCCGTCTACCTGCAGGGCATGCAGGAACGCGCCGCCGGCGACTCGACAACCTCCAACTGGGCCGGCCTGACGGTGCCGCAGTACCTGACCGACATGTACGCCCCCGCCACCGCGGCCCTGCGGCCGTTCGCGGACATCTGCAACCATCACGACCTGCCGGCGAACGGCATGACCGTGAACATCTCGCAGGTCACCACGGCGACCAGCGTGGCGCTGCAGACCACCGAGCTCACCGCCGTCAGCGCGACCTCGATCGACGACACGCTGCTCACCGAGAACGTGCAGACCGCATCCGGGCAGGCCACCCTGTCCCGGCAGGCCATCGACCGGGGCACCGGCATCGAGGAAGTCACGATGCAGGACTTGTTCCGCCGGTATGCCACGACCCTGGACTCGACGCTGGTCACCCAGTCCGTCACCGGCCTGCAGGCGCTCGCGACGCTGGTCACCTTCACGTCCGGCTCGCCGACCGCGGCGCTGCTGTACCCGAAGATCCTCGGCGCCGCGTCCGGCGTCGAGGCGGCGCTGCTCGCGCAGGCGACCCCGACGCACGCGATCATGCACTCCCGGCGCTGGTACTGGCTCGCCAGCCAGCTCGGCTCCACATGGCCGCTGATCAACGCGCTCGGCCCGCAGTACCCCTACCAGGGCGGCGTGGTCGACCCGAGCAGCTCCTACAGCAAGGGCATCCGCGGCCAGCTGCCCATCGGCCTCGACGTGGTCGTCGACAACAACATCGCGACCAACCTGGGCGTCGGCACCAACCAGGACCAGGTGTACGTCGTCCCGAGGGATGAATGCCACCTGTGGGAGGACCCCAACGCCCCGGTCTACATCAGGGCCGAGCAGCCGAAGGCCGCCAACCTCGGCGTGCTTTTGGTGCTCTACGGCTACTTCGCCTACACGTTCCGGCGTTACGCCAACGCCATTCAGGCGGTCGACGGAACGGGCATGACCACCCCGGCCTTCTGAGGGTCGCCCTGATCGGAGGCACGGCCGGGTGAGCCAGATGCGTCAGGTCGCGCCGTATCCGGAGGCGCTGGCCGGCCTCCTGCCCGATGTCGGCTACTGGCCGGGCTGGTCGTTCCGGCTGGAGGACTGCGGGCGGCAGGCCGGCGCGCACGGACTGACGCTGATCATCGCGATCGAGACGAAGAACGCCTACCGCCAGGACGAGCCTTACACGGTCACGCACTACAGGTGGGTGCCTCCCGAGTCGTATGACCGCGAGGCGTGGGTCCGCTGGCTGTTCGATCAGATCGGCCTCGTCGAGATGCATGAGCGCATGGAAGCGTTCACCGTCGCCGGCCAGCGGCCGTTCCCGCCCGGCCACGGCGGCGGCCATGACCCGTATCACTCGCTGCGACCATGAAAGGACGCCA